ATTGATTTATAACGGCTTCCTGAGCATGCGGGCCAGTAATCACGTCAATACCTTGGGCTTCTCTCAACAGTTTTGCGGTAGCTGCCTGCGTATTAAGAGTGTCCACAGCAGACTTCATTCCATCCATTAAAGCCTGGATTTGGACTTGTTGGATCTGAATATCTAGTTTTTGCTGCTCAATTTCGTTCTTCTCACCTTCATTCTGGGCATTTAATTGTATCTTCTCTGTCTCAATTTCCAGTTTATTCAAGGCGATCACGTTTTTATCTTGTTGGTCTTTCTGTCGTGTATCAGCGTTCTGTTGTTCAACGGCCAAAAGCTGTTGTTGAGTTTGGATTACAGGGTCAATAGGTGGCGGATTCTGTGCTGCTGCTTGTTGGGCTGCTTGAACCTCGGCTTTCTCTTCTTCTGTCATTTGACTTTCAGGTATAACACCCTGATTTAGATTCTGTATACGGATTCTTTCAGCCGCCAAATCAACACCTGGAGATGAAATATTTTGTAGCATAATATCCATAAACGTGGCAGCTCTCTCTGGAGGCAAGATGGCCATAATCTCTTGTAACGCTTTGACAGTCTCTTGTTGACGGTTTTGGAAAGCTGGACCCACATCACAAGTGACATCGTATTTACCGACTCTTAAATCATTGCTGGTGACTAATTCACCTGTCGCATCATCAACAGTTTTTTGATTCAGTTGGATCATTTCAAACGAACCATCCTCATTCAAAACCCGGACTTGTCGGTCATTGTCGTAAACAATCGGAATAGCATCAATCAATACCCTAGCTGTCTGACAAATAGCAATTTCTACCGGCTTGAAATACTTAATGGTAGCGTTATCGCCTTTGTTTTGGAGCTTCTGAATGGCAATCCCGGATAAGGGAGAATCTCCTACCTCACCTCTTTGGATGCCAAATTGACCTGCAGCCTCAACAATGTCTCGGCTAGTTGTCTGAGCCATTGTCACAAGACCTGCATTAACTTGAGGACCTCCGAGCTGGAAGGGAGGGGGCTGACCATCCACATAATTGTAAAACTGAACCGGATCAGCATTGATATTCGCGGTAGAGAGTGTGTCGGCATGACCTTGAGCTTGCTCCCGTGTGATTAAGAGTTTTGACCTTGGGGCTAAAGCAACTTCTTCAACTTCACGACTTCTAGCGTAGTTGTATACTCTTTGACCATCCATGAGTTTATCAACGACACCACGATAAATTATCTTACCTTCTCGGACTTTGAAGTTACCAAAGATTGGAATAACAGAAAGCCATTTAAAGACCGTTTTCTCAGGATCAGTCAACCATTCAGAACCATCGAAGATACGCGACCATACTTCAAACACATCTCGGGTATTACGACGCACTTCATTGACGCCTTGTCGGGCCAAATCATCCAAAATCTTGTCTAAATCATCGGTTTGCTCTCTGACTGAACCATCCGTGAACAAGACAAATTCTTTCTTCACCCTTTTCTTATACTGGATTCGGCCTACTCGAACGGCTTCTTTCTTCTGAAAATAAGCATCTGCATGTCGATCTGTACCCACAGACATACCAGAACCATCAGGAAAATCATTGTCGTAATCATCCATCGCCATATCGGTCAAGATAACGACCCAATTAGCATCGGATTGCGTTTGATCTTCAGCCCCTGTATCAAACCACACCCTATCTTCAGCATTCCAGATAGGTCTTAACATGAGATCTTGTTCAAAGCTGTCAGCATCTGCCCAATCATTGACCACTTCCCATGCTGCAAACCCTCCAGCCACCATCTCACGTGCCATAGAGCTGAACATCTTGGATGCGTTGGACATCGTTTCAATGTTGCGAATCATCCCATCGTAGGTTGCCGCAATGTCTTTTGTGGCATCACCGCCGGCAGGACGTACCCTAATATCGAAATCGGCTTGGTCTATCTCACCAGCGATTTGGTCAACAATAGGGTTGCATTTATCAAAGGTATATCGAGGGCGATTGCCCAAGTTGTGAATTATGGTAGGTTCCCATTGACCATCCCGCTTATCCAGGAAGTTATGAGCTTCTCTGACATGCGAACGGTTGTCATCTTCGACATCTTGGGCTTTTTTAAGTAAGTTTGTAACGGTTAGCCATTCTTCGAAGTCTGTTGCCATATGTTTACCAGAGAGACGCGAATTCTATCTTTTCCTTGGGTGGTTCAATGGGTTCGGGATTAATTTGAGCCATCATACCGCAATCCCCCATATTTGGCGATGTTATCTCCAGCTTCAACATTTCTTGTTTGGACATGATCTGAATCTTGCCTGTTCCTTTCTTTTGAGGAATACGGCAGATTTCAGACCTGAATTTATCGATAAGCTTAATATCGGATGAAATACTGATCAGCTCATCTTCGTGTAAGACCTGCTTGTGTACGACCGCTCGGTAAGTATTGTAAAACCTGTCCCTGAGCTTCCACCAATACTGCGCCCGTTTATTCTTAAAGACTTCTTTATTGGTTTTGGCCTTCTTCTTGTCATTGTTGAATTCAGCCTGATACAACTCTTCCGGATCATCAACACCATCATTGCCTCTAAACATATGAAAGTCTATTTTAGAAGTGCGTAAAGCCTCGGTAACCTGTCGTCTAAGGGATAATCCAAGGCCGTCTGCATCCCATACAAACAGATCTGCTTCGGCTGCTATGGCCTTATCTAACGCCCAGTCACACGCATCATTGACATCCAAATCCTCAGTCTCATCCATATCCAAGATGACATTTCCATGGCGAAACAAATAACCGCGAGCATCACCAGAATCGGCAGGATCATGGCTAGCAACCCGAGGTCCCGAAGGTTTAAAATTAAGTTTCTTATGAGCGTCAACGGCGGCGTCGAACCATTCTGGCAATATAATCGCATTTTGAACCGTGTCGTAGAACCGTCCCAACCAGATATGGTCATATTCAGCACGTGATAAATGTATTTCATCAAAGGCTCTTTCCTGCTCCAGCTCAGGAGGAAACCAAGGATTATCATCATAGTTAACAACAATAATAAGGTGTAGATCATCTTCGTAGTATCCATGTTTGAGTAATTGATTTTCGAAAGGTTTAATAAAGCGTTCACTAAAAGGATCGCTGGAATACCGGGGATTGGCGGACATCCATATTTCAGAACCCGCTTCTCGTAAGGTAGGCGTTAATAGCTTAAGTGATCGATAGCTAATGGTTTGGGCTTCTTCAACCCAGAAGTATTTAAAACCATGTTTAGCCTTAACCGATTCAGGATTCCTTGCTAAGCCATCAAACTTAAACTCTTCACCCTGAGCACCCAGTATGGCTCTAGCCTGGACATCAAACCCTTTAACGTCTAATCGATCAATTTCTGCACTGAACAAAGCGTGTACAGAATCTTCAATGGAGGATTGGAACTCTCGAAAGCAGCCTACCTTGCACTTCTCAGTCTGTGCTTTCATCAGCAGTAAGTCAGCAAAGGCTATTGATTTACTCCCACCCCTGCCGCCAATTGCAATTTTGAATCGTTTCTTTATTTTTTGGAATGGAAGCAGCTTTGGGATTATCTGGAGGGTTGGCATCTGATAACTATATCTTATTACTCCTCTTGTTTGTTGGTTAATGCTTCAATAGCGGGGTCGTAACCTTTACCGCCCTCGGCTTTGTATTGCTTTAATTGAGCTAGACGCTTTTCAGTTTCCAGGTTTCGCACATCAGCTGCCAAGCGGTTATTCTCTGTCTCTTCAAATTTCAGGTTTTTCAATAGACGGTCATTTTCTTCCTGTAATGCTTCTAGCTTTGCGAGCATTTCAAAACAGGTCCGCGTTTTATCCGTATTCTCTTCCTGTAATGCCTTGATGGTGGCTAAGTGATCATCGTATCTAACCCATTTACCCTCTATATCTTTCCAACAAGATGCAATTATTCCATCCCAATTATGTCGTTGTATTTTATCGCTCATCGCTCTATTCTCCATTTAATCCAGGGCCATTCAGTTTATGCCACTCACGGTGATGGGTTCGGCACAGCCACATAACCTCTAGCACCTTATCGTAATTACAGTGGTGAGCGTGCACATTCTCTGATCCGCACACTTCACAAGGAGCTTTCTTCAGGATTCCATTTTTTACTGCTCTCCATACATCATCGTGGGCGTAACACTTTTTAGGGTTCTTTGCTTGCCACTTCCGCTTACTCTTTCTGGTTTTATTTCTTCCGTTTTCAGTGGCAAAATATGTTTTGTTATGCTCGCGTTGGTTCACCCTGGGTACGGACGGCCTACAGTCTTTACATTGATTGAGGTGGCCATCCTTCATTTTCTTATTTCTGGCAAACTCAGAAAACTCTTTTTCGATATTACATCTATTGCAGATTTTCATATAACCTCCGATCAAGGTAGCGATACAGATAGGATGTCGTACCAGAGTGGGTATCGAGGCCACCGATTCCCCCGCTAAGGGTAGATACGACAAACATTGTAACATGCTCAGCTCTCCTTTGGTGGCTAGGGTAAACACTTTCTTAAATCTGTGCGCCACCAAAACCTACCTGTCTTGTCATCGGCAATATCTCCAAACCAAACACCATCAAAATCCTTTTCACCAAGTAAGAATAAAACTAAATCCTTATCAACACTTACCCATTTAACGTCGTTAACTTGCTGCATGGATTGAGCTGCAAACTCAAGCACATTATTCAGTGCGCTATAAAACTCTCCACTATCACTGTCATAAGTGCCATTCAATCTTTTAACGAGATCAATGTCTCTAGCTATATGCTCTATAGATTTAGTCATGATTCATGATCATCCAGTTTTTCTTGAAGATCATCTACTTTGCTTTGAATTTCTTCTATATCCCGTGATAAATGGCCCTCATATTCATTAACAACGCCATTCAATGTATCCATCAGACTGTCATCAACGCAATGATTTAAAAGCTCAATAGTCTCTTTCATTTGCGCTAATGCGCCTTCAAAATCTTTTTTGTTGGTTTCTAAACTCATATCATCTCTCCTATTAATGAATAAGATTATCTTATCACAATTAAAAGAGAATGTGTATTTTTATTTATTAATTATGCTTTGCGAATTCGCCATGTAGTTTGTTACGGGCTGAAATAATTACACAACAGGCTTCGAAGAAATCCTCGAAAACACCAAGGTGCATATTTTTTTTATTAACATTTATAGTGGAACGCCACTTATTGCTGCACTTATGCCATGACACCCCTTTAACTCCAGATGTATTTCTTATAAGCATTGGAGTGTTATAAAGATTCTCACTGCGAGTGGAGGCTCTTAGGTTTGAGGGTCGGTTATCATCTTTTATGCCGTTAACATGGTCTATTTCGGACGGAGTATAACCATAAAGAATATAGAATATAACTCGATGAACCATGTACCGTTGTTTATTATAATTCACAACCAAATAGCCGTTGCAATCACTTCCGGCTACCCTCCCGGCTTTAAAACGTTTACCTACATCCCCTTTCCAATACAGGATACCGTCTGTAGAGTCATACCTAAATATCTCTTTGAGAGCCTCATAATCTCTAATCATTTTTAATTACCTCGACGACTTCTATTCGCCACACTGCATCTATTCCAATATCGCCACCGTCTTTTCCAGTGAGCTCTTTCTTTTCAATCATCAATCCATGCAGTTTAGCCTTGGCTGTAATAGCTCCTGTCATCGCTGCTGGTTGCTTTTCTTCTAAGGCAAGGTCTTTGGCTGTATCAAGCTCTAAAGTGATGCTATCGACCGTTACAGCGTGTCTCTCGGCCATCTCTTCTTGTAGTTCTATTACTCTCATGGAAATATCATGGTTCTTGAACATCATGTAGGCTTCGTTATTAATGGTTGCCATTGCCATTCCATCGGCATCATAAGCCTGTCGATAAGCTTTAGATTTGTTGCCTGTTTCAATATAAGCTCGGCAAAAGGATTCTTGTTTCTCAGTGAGTCCCATGATAAACAAATTCTCCATGTAACCTATTTCGGGCTGAATGAATCGCGCAACAAGCTTCAAAGAAATCCCTATAACAGCCAAATGAACGGCTTTCCTTTTGAAGATACATTCGACATCTCCACTTTTTCAAAGAATCGCACCAAGTAACACCTTTTACTCCTGATGTATTTTTGCTAGTTAATCCTACATTACATTGATTTTCTGAAGGGGTTGCTTCCCTAAGATTTTCAATTCTATTATCCGTCTTATCTCCATTGAGATGGTCAATAAATTTAGGAACATAACCATGACATAAATAAAATATTATTCTGTGGACTCGATGATTCTGGCCTTTATATCTTAATCGAATATAGCCTGTATTTAGTGTGGTTCCTGCAATATTTCCTTTAATTGCTCTACTATTAATTGTTTTAATCCACCGTAAGCATCCGGCTTCTTCATCATATTCCAGAGCATCCTTCATTTCTTTCAATTGCTGTAGCTCATTAGCATTTCTCATTAAGCTGCCTTTTCTTGTTGATAGGTTGGATGGTCATGTAATGCAGGATCTTTGTGGCGATAAAGCTCACTATAGAATCGACCCTTGTAGGTATCCGTGCTTTCAATTCTCCCCTGATGGAACAAACTAAAAATTGCATCGTCCCAATAACTATTCATAAAGCCAATATCAGCGACTTCTATCTCATCCCCCACTTCAAACGGTCTGTGCATGAGGGTGCAGAATTCAGGATTTATACCCCCCAAGCTATCATCACCAAAGATAAACCCATATTTCTCAGCAGCAATAACAAAATCTTTAATCTCGATAACATCAGGCATTCCATCTGAGCGTACAACATCACCCACTCTCGGATCTATCATCTCATCTGTATGTGTTTTGATCATTTAACCACCCTCAACAAAGGTTGTTTGTTTTGCAGTACACGATTCTCATAAAACTCCACTGCTCTATAAATATTGTAGCAAGCATTCTTTAGGTTGTTTTTTATACACTCACCGTCTTCAAGGCGTAAAATATCACTGAGTTCCACCAGGATTCTGTCTAAATCATTAATAATCTTTCGGTCAGTGTGTTTTGACATCACTTCGCCTATGATGTTTGCCGTGAAACACATTAAAAATGTGGTTATTTACGTTTCTTAACGGCCTTCTTAACCGCTTTCTTGACAGCTTTCTTAACGCGGGATTTTAACTTCTTACGTTCTGATCGGGTATGGATTGGCATGATGTTCTCCTATTCAAATGTATGGCCGGTGTTATGTTTGCTGCCTTTCTTGCTGCGCTTCTTACCTTTTCCTTTCTTACTCAAGCCTGCTGCCGATAGACCTGCTGCAATTGCTTGCTTCTCCGGAAATCCTTCTTTGCGCAATTTTGAAATATTCTTACTCGCTGCTCGGCGTTTTACTTTCTTGCTTGCACCCTTGCGGGGCTCATCTAAAGGCATATCTATCTCCTTACAAGTTTAATTAACCATTTACAACTAGGAATAGCCATTCTACCCAATAAGACAACCACATAGAGAAAGCCGGCTACCTGAATCACTTCAGCATAACTTAAGACGCTGATACCGTGTGTGGTGAGATATTCCCCCAGTAATGGGGTAGGTGCTGAACTTACGCCTGCTGCAGCCACGCCAGATGTAGGCACTGCTGCTGCTTTAACGTTTATGATCTGTTGTTCTTGCACGTTTTCTAATCTCTTTAATCAGTTTGTAAATCCCGGCTATGGCTTGTCCAGCGATTAACAAGATAATGCCTAATTGTTGTAAGTCGGTCAATAAGTCCATGCCAAGGAAACCAGTACAGTAAAATTACGAGACCCGCCGTATTCAAACATAATAACAGCTTCTCATATTGAGTATAAAAATACGTAAAATCAGTCATATAGCCATTTTCAATCATGACAAAACCGATGGCTGCGAAGAGATTTAAAAGGATAATGTGGACTTCAACACCGGCAAGCATGACCGTTAAATGTGATCTCTGTACCATAAAGACCAGAAAGATTAACAAAAGCGACCATCCTGCTTGATGTGAGAAAAAGAGAATATCTTCTCTGACCGGAATGAGGGAGGGTACGAAATAGACGGTTAGCCACGCTATGAGGATAAGTAAGTATTTCATTTCTTGATCTTTTTCTTCCTTTTCTTCTTACTTGGTTTTGGTTTGTGACCGTTTGAGCTTCCCATCTTCCTTTTCCTCTTCAATAAAAAAATCGCCAATCTTAAACATAATTGCTAGAAATCCCTTTACGTAGACAAACAGCAAATACAGATAAAGTGCGTACATCATTATATCATTACACATGATGAACTCCCAAAACTTTAACATTACCTGGAAAGTTCGTTTAAAAAACCTGCATGGGTGGGTAGTTCAAAAAGTGATCAAACTATGCTATAAGCCCGTTTAACCCTCTTATTTGTTAATAGACTCTTCAATGGCTAATAAATCCAGATATTTAAGCCACGCCACAATCTGATGATCATAAACATCTGGGTCGCCGGGACTTTTATCAATAAAATCCTTTGCTGCACTAAATAATTCCTCAAGCGTGGTTATCCGATCCTCCTTAACTTTCATTTCGGATTCGAGAGATTTATATTCTTCAAGAGTAATCATCTCAGTAGAGATATTGAGTGTGAATGGCATCAACATCTAATACATATATTTTATACATCCTGAGCTCTCTTTTCTTGGAAAACTTTATTTTTCCATTCATCAGCTCTACAAGGAACATCTACCCCATTGACAGTGTGAATCCATTTACTATCAACTCTAACTAGCTGAAGGCTTTTGCTGCATCCCTCGCAAAGAAGAGAGCAAATTTCTTCATATGTATATTTTTTATCCATTTTACTCACCTTATTTATCTTGTGTAGATGGCTGCTGCAACACTTTTCCGCCACAATGATGGCAATAATTAACACCGTTTTCTTCAATACCATCGCATTCAAAAGACCAGCTTTGGCCGCATGCTGTATTCCAAATATCGTAATCAGGACAGCTATCTAGCGTCCATTCGCATTTTTTCTGTAAGACTTTGACCATTGAAAGGGCAGCGGCATAAGATTTTTTCCAGATTTTAGTAGAGCGATGCCCTGGGTTAACGCTATCAGCTGCCTCTCTGGCCATTTTCATTTGATCAAATTCCATACTAAATTTCTCTTAATAGGTTGAGAATTAAAGCCCTTAACGCCACGGTGGGCCAACCCGATATTCACCGAAGGAGACGGCGGCTATTAACTAAATAATAAATCAGACCCCATAACCGATGTAATGGCTTTAACAACGGTCTCTCCTTTAATGATCATGGGCGTCTCAAGTACGATCTGATACATATCAGTTTTGTCAAAATTTAAAGCGTCTTCAGTTTCTTTACTTGCAATTGTTACCTCACCAATATAGATATTCCCTGTTGATGATAAAACTCCGGCTGCTAATGTTAAATCTGTCATGCTTTTTTCCTCACTTGTTTTACTGCTTGGTTAAAAATCTTTGCTTTCTACATCGGTTATAAATTTAGTTAGTTTTTCTTTTGAGCCCACTGAAACGCCATACCAAATAAACCAAAAAAAATGTTTTTGCAGTATGTAAATATCATTTATGGGGTCGTACTCTTTAATTCTGTACTTCATCAGCTTCTCCTATAGCGTTAATCATTGATTCCAACTTAGCTCTTGAGTCAAACGAGAACGTTAAATCTCTTAACTCTTGAACGTTTAGCAATACAAAACCCTCTCTGGTGCGTAAGGCTTCGAGGGCGGCTTGACGCGCTACTTTTACATAACCCGCTCTTTGATTCATCATATTTGCGCTTAAAATATCAGGTAACGGACATATATTATCCGCTATATCCTGGGCTTCTTGCTCTATATCGTTATTCATTATTTACCCCTAACCATTTTGTCAATCAATAGATAAATCCCAAAGCTGTAACAAACCAACATTTGCCAATAAGTAATATTGTCCATGGCATCTTCTTTGTCAAAAAGATATGAAGTATATCCAATTAAAATTGATCCAATCAAAAGAGAAGAAAACATTAACCAAAATAATTTATCACCTTTAGTCATCATCTTCCCCCCCATTAATGTTCAGTCTTCTTTTTGGTTGTCTCATCGAGCCATTTGCACACATTAGGGAAATCCTTTCTAAGTCGAATTATCTTCTCTAACTCTTCAATCCTTTTCTCCATCTCATGGAATTGATCTTGCCATATAGCGTCTACTTGTTTGATGGTTTCGAGAGAAGCTTTTTTGGCTATATCTAAGCCAAAGCTCGTAGCAAATAATTTAAAATCTCTATGTGATTCATTTAATTCGCCGTATACAATTTTGCCAGCAATCTCAACCGCCAGTTTCAAATCTTCTTGCTCTTTAACTGTTTTCATCGTGTTATCAGTGCTCCAACATAACCCAAAGTTAAAATTAGCCATATACCCACACATTGAGCAACCGTTGCATCAAATAAATAATAAGCGACCACCTGGCCTAAGATTGAACCCAACATCCACGCAATCATGTCCTACCCCTAGTAACAAAATATCCATTGAGAATAGGAAATAAAGTCATTGTCATTCGTGAGAATATGGCAGATGAGCGGTTGCTGATTTTAAAGGCTTCCCCACTATCACTTAAGGCAGTTTCCCATCGTAGATAATGAAGAATGGCTCGGGCTGAAAAACGCTTTAAACCTTTGCGTCTTGCTCTGTGAGCTTCTTTAACGAAAGCCGTAAAGACAGTTAGGTTTTTAATCACATAATTAATATCCGATATGCTCAAGTCAGAATCAATACCGGCCTTTTTAATTAAGTCTACTTTTGGATACTTTGCATAACGATTCCAACGCTCTAGAGTAATCATTTATCTTTCTCCCTTTCGATTCTGTCTAAAATATCTAACGTTTCTTGATAGTCATCTTGTGGGATTTCAAATACTTCACACATCTCAAAACTTAATGAGGGCTTTCCGTCTTCTATATTTAAGGTGGGTAGTGGAACTTGCATGGTATTCTCCTTTATTGAATAAGATAATCTTATCATAGGAGATATTGAATTACAACTATTTTATTTTCATTCGTTTCCAGAAATAGAAACCTATGGTAATCGTAAAAGGAGGCATGACATAAACCGTCGTAAATGCATGGAATTCAGCTATCTTCTCCGACTCTAAGAGAATCATTACCCCTTCTGTTAATCCACACACTACCCACATCACAGTAACGGCTATGGCTATAAAACGTCTTGCCACATTCATAGGCATAGAAGCTTCAATAAACTTCAACATTAATTCTTGATTAGCTTGGCTGTCGCGTTCTTTTTCTTCTGGCGTGTAGAAAACGGCATCAGCCGCCTTAATGCCAGCATCAATAATCTTTGGACTAGATAAAAGAGACTTGAAGAAGGATATTGGGCTACCCATTAGAACCATTCTCCACTGCGCATCATGCGTTCAAGGCGTAAAGCTCGATCACCCACCTGCTTGCTCCATTTAGAATCTAACATTTCCTTTGCTGCTTCCTCGTAATCATCCAATATTAAGGCAGAAAACATCTTTCTAAATTTACACAATCCTTCAAGTCCAAGGTTAAAACACATATCAATAATAACGGCTTGTCGGACATCATCCAGAGCTTCCCAACAGGCCAATGTAGCCACTTCTTTAATCACATCCTTTAGGTCGTCATCAAGAATTTGCTCAACAGCTTCGTTGGAGATTGGTTTAGCGTCTAGATTGTGACCTACCCCGATGGTGGCAAAACCTTCTGTGTCGAAATACAAAGCATTGCGCTTACCTTCGTTCAACCTTAATAAGTTCTTTAATTTATCAAAATCCATATTATGCAAATCTCGCAAAATCACCATGATACTTCAATCTGGCCTCACTGATAACTAATTCAGCAAATTCTAATTCATCATGAAGGCCAAGATGGATAATCTTTTTATTAACTGACAAATACACACGCCATTTGTTCCTTAATTTAGACCAACTTACTCCTTTAATTCCTGATGTGTTATCGGACCGAATTTTTGAATTTTGTGAATTTTTCATTTTTGATGCTGGTCTTAAATTTTCTATTTTATTATTAAAAGGATTATTGTCTTTATGATCAATCATCTCAGGAAGATAACCATGATGTAAAACGAAAATTAATCTATGAGCGTACCAGAGCTCATTATTGTAATAGATTTGAATGTATCCATTCTTTGCCTGATAACCGGCTTTATCACCGGCTTTTCTTCTTTTATTGTCTTTTTTCCAAGTTAGGTAACCCAATGAGTTGTATTCAAAACTATCATCTAAATCTTTAACGTTAATCATTTATTCTCCAATGTATGAAAATTCAATACGCCCAACTTCACCTTCAGAACGTAATAATAACATTTTTTTGTGCTCACTTAACAAGTGTTTATGAATAAATTCTTTGTCTAACTTACTGATTTTTGTAGGTTTTCTAGCCATTATGCGAAGTAGTTCAAACTTTTCTTCGCCCAGATATTGTTGTTGAAAGTCTACAAATTCAATAGGATTACCCCCCAGATGCTGATGACACCCGAAACAATGAGCGCAGGCATTACCAGGAAACCAACGCAAACCTTTATAGCTTCGGCTGTAGAAATGACTACAGTGCAAACCTTGTCGGGAACCTTCAATAAAATATTTACCACATCTTTCACAAGTCCAATTACTCCTTTCTCTAATGCATAATGAGAAAACATTGTCTGTTTTATCGCGTTTAATTTTCAAATATTACCCCTTCTTTGGTTAGCGTTAATCGTTCGCCAAACGTCGATAACCAATTCTTCTTTCTTGCGTTTAGCCCCCATTATTTCCAAATCAATCACACAATCTTCATATATATTAACCATCACTTTATAAGGTTCGCTGGCTAATGCTCTACACTCTCTCTCAGCCATTGACTTGCCTTCTGCCTTTAAAGTTTCAGTGGCTCGACAGACTTTTAATCTATGTTCTAACCCTGCTTTATGACCTTTTAATCTTCCGTATTCTTCATCAGTTTCAGTTAAATAAGTTAAGGCTTCTTCGATACGTTTATCCATAATATTGACCGTCTTTTAAAGCCTCTAAAATCCTATGAATCTTATTCATACGGTTAGCGACGGATTCCGCATCGTATATACCAGGTGAGTTAAGAGCTTCATCCAAATCATCTATCAGCTTATCTTTACCGCTTTTAGGTTTTATGCGGTAAATACAATGAGTCCAATCCCAGCCTGGTTCCTTCTTAGCAGGAGACATCCAACCCTCTCCATCTCTTCCAGCCATCTCAATCTCAGCACCATCCCTATAAGCCTGCATAACTTTGATCTGCTCATCAATATTCATCTTTTCCTCTTCTCTCATTTGCCTAAGGATTTCCTTCCCTATTGAATGGTAAGGCTCGACTTTTGTCTTCATATCTCCTCCACTAGTTCGTTATTCCATTGATACATTAATGTTCTGAAATCTTCACCGGGTTTGTGTTTCTTTTTTAAGGCTGGCTGACCCCAGTGGCCTCCTGTTAAATCAGGAATACAAGAATAATAATATCCATAATAAATACCGCCAGTCGTTAGCTCTCTCATCTTTCCATGTTTAACTTTATCAATGGTAAGAACTTGTCCGTTAAATTCTGGCATTTTTTTAGACTGTAAAATAACCTCTTCACCTACTTCGAAATAAGCTCTATTCATGATTTCCTCGCTTTGTTAACCAGAAACACCAAACATTTAAAATAACGATCTTCATCTAACTCTTCCAATGTATTAACAGCACCTAACTTACAGACTTCTTCTTCGGTTAAACAAGCTAAATGCATTCCTTTTCGGAGAGTTTGTATTTTAATTTCAGAGATCATTTAGAAGTCCATAACGGTTTGACCCGCTCTTAGTTTATCAATTTCTATTTGTTGATTTTTAATTCTAGAATCTAGCTTTTTACAATCACACTTATTATCCAGGTGACTCTCAAGAATCGGCTTCATTTGACAAATTCCATCTTTATCAATTAACCAATTCATTAACTCTTCCATTTTATCAGAGCCAATCTGGTCATAGTTAAATGTTATTTGGACGCCTAAAATAGGACACGGTGCATCATTAGAAACTGGACACTCTTCACATTGACTTTCTAAAACACCACTTGAACTATGATTTGGAAAATATGCCATCTAACCTTCCTCATGTAATAAAATTCTATCTTTGTTAAACGCTTTGTAAAGCCGTTTACCGCATTTACACTTCCAATGACTGATGGTTAAAGGAAGATCTGATTCTTGTGCCTTGGGGCTATAGTCTCGTGCAGTGATGATTGTTTTCACTTGATGAGAACTTTCGTTGGCTTCTGATCCACAACTACATTGCATTATTTGTTATGCCTCAATTTCCCGTACCACCTGAATTTTCCCCGTATCTCGAACTTCAATTAAGGCGTTACGCACTTCTTCAGCAGTAATATCC